GTTGACGAAAGCTATATTAAATTCGTTGACCTAACTACCAGTAAGACAAAGGGTGTTCTTCAGATAGTTCTTGATTACGACACAACACCTGAGGAAATTGTTTGTGATTATACCAGCAATAGGTTCACTGAGTTTCTAATTAGCAAGGCTGGGTTGTAACAATGGCATACAATAAACTTAGCACATATAAAACGGCTTGGACAGAGGATGACAAGGGTGGTTGTGTCATCTACACAAGGACAAGGATCGTTGATTGGACAGATAAAAAGGTTATCTTAAACTCTGATGGGTGGCAAACTGTCACAACAAAAAGAAAGATGAACCAAGCTAGCCATCAGTTTGCCCTAGGCTTTGGTGTCTATCAAAAGGATCATGTCTGGTATGTTGACACGCCACAAGGTGAAACCTTAGAATATTATGATGGTATGGAATTGAATAGAGAGGTGAACTAAAATGACATTTGCACAGTATTTAAGAATTGAAACAAGCCTAGGCGGTATGGGCTGTACAGATAAGCAATTTATCAGGGGCTGCTTGGATTATATCCTACCACAAGCTAGACACCACTGCCTGTACAGGACAGCAAGGCATTCATTTATTCGTGATGGTTTGGCATACCTTAACAAGGCTAGACGTTTAGCCTTCGAAACAATACCTAACAGAGAAAATAATTTGCCACCATGTGAGGGTGAGTTAATGCAAGCATGGCATTTAAATGAGGTGAGTAAACTATAACACAAAATAATGGTTGACATATCGGAGGCACCTTGTTTATGGTGTCTCTTAATAACTTAACCTAGAGGTGAACTAAAATGGAAACTATACTAAAGGAAGTGCAAGCGATCCGCAGTGACATTGAAACCTTAAGTGCTAACTTGTCAGAGAATAAACAAGACGCACAAAGAGGCTTAAATAAGTTGTCAATACTTGATGACTGTGACAAGCTAGAAAGTGTCATAAGTTATCTGGTAGATGCGGTCAATGATATGGACAGAATGAGGGATGATTTGAAAACATCTATGGATGATCTTAACAGGCTATCAGATGACATAGGCTTTGAGATGCTAAGCCAATTAGTAAGAAAGGTAAACTAAGATGTACAACATAAACTTATCATTTGAAGAGATGGACGTACTAAGAAATATAATACTATACGAAATAGAGAGTGATGAATTTGATACACCTGACTTTGCTGATGTTATTCTAATGGAGAAATTTTCACATCGTGCAAAGGTATTGCAGAAAGTAATACAACTTATGAGTTGTACAACTAAGGAGGAGATAGGCAAGTGATTAAAGTTTTATTGTCAGGTTTAAACGGTGAACTATTCTGTTACCATACGTGCAAGAGTATGCAAGAGGCTAAAGAGTTGGTGCTAAAGTATAATGATATGCCAAATGTAAATGCTAAGATATCAGAAGAACCCATATGGACAAGGGTAGATTAAGATGGATAAGGAAAAGCATAAGACACCCATACGCACAAGTCAGATAAGAAACATTGAGGTAGTTGATGATGCTGATTGGCTTAAGGAAAGTGAACGTGTCCAACAGTATGAGGATGAGCTAGGCAAATGCCTATCAGTAATGATACCTAAGGGATATAACCTATAGAACCCTTGTTAGGGACAAGCCCTAGGGTAACAGCATTTTAACATCTGTCAAGAGGAAAAAGCATGGGCTATGAAACTAATATTAGAAGGGAGGGCCGTGAGCTTACTGTCATAGGTCAACTATGGGAGGATGGTGCAGGGTTATGGGATACATGGGGTGACACAGGTACTACGTTTGAGGTACAGCACGAGCCTGAGTTTTCTATCGTTGAGTTGTATGATGACAACGATAAGATAGTTTCACTTTCTACCTTGACACCTAAGGAGATACTTGTCATCATAGATATGTTCACACAAGATTATTGGGATCACATATTATGAATTGGTTAAGCCACAAAGAATGCCCCTACCAAGACTGCAGTAGCAGTGATGGGTTCAGCTACAACACTGTCAGTTGTTCGGGTAGGTGTCACAGTTGTGAAAGAAAATACCCCAAGTCAAAGGATGCTAAGTTCGATTGGGCTGAGGAAACATACCCCACGATGGGGAAAGATAAGGATGATTGGGCCATGATGCCACAACAGACACAGATTAAGACAGTACCTACTGAGTTACTCACACCAGTATACCGCACGGTCAGGTCAATAGGCCAAGACACCATGAAATTTTATAACGTAAAGACGTACGTTGATAGCAAGGGTAAAGAGATTAAACAGGACTACCCATACCCATCAGGCGGCATCAAGACTAGATTTTTCCCAAAAGAATTTAGGGCGTTGAACCTTAAGTCAGATGAGTTATTTGGTATGAACCTATGGAACGCAGGGTCAGGTAAGATTGTCACCATAACTGAGGGTGAGCTAGATGCTATGTCAGCCTATCAGATGTGTAACAACCCCAAGTATTCATCTGCCTTTGTGTCACTACCATCAGCCACACCGTCCAGTAAGTTATGGGCTAAGGTATCTGAGTGGATAGGATCGTTCGAAAAGATTATACTATCCATTGAGCATGATGAACAGGGTAATGCTGTAGCTCAGCGGATAGCTAACCTATTCCCTAACAAGGTGTACCGTGTACAGCATGACAAGTACAAGGATGCTAATGAGTTCTTAGAGGCTGGTGAACGTAACGCATTCTACAATGCATGGTTCAATGCTAAGAAGTATACGCCTGAGAATATCATTAACACATCAGATCAATTCTTAAAGATGTACAACAACAGCGACAGCCATGTGTATGTTGAGACAGGCATACAAGACTTCGATGACCTATGCATGGGCCTAATGCAGGGACACTTCACACTGTTCAAGGCACAGACAGGCATAGGTAAGACTGAGTTCATGCGTTACTTAGAGTACCACATCCTTACCAACCACCCTGAGGTACGCATTGCTGCATGGCACATGGAAGAAACTAAACTGAGGTCACTACTAGGCTTGGTGTCATACGAATTGAAGCAGAACCTAACACGAAAAGACCTGATAGCTGAGGCACAGGCAGAGCAGAGGGTAGAGGATGCTATCATTAAGTTAACCAAGGATGAGAGACTATACCAATTCTTCTTGAATGATGAGGACGATCCGCTAGACCTACTAGGCCACATCAGGTATCTATCACAGGCTTGTGGTGTACAGTATATATTCTTTGAACCAATACAGGATATTGCTGCCAACATGGGTGGTGATGAGAGCAAGGAACAATTCTTAGCTGACCTATCTGTCAGACTATCTAAGTTAGCAGCTGAGTTAGGCGTAGGTATCATCACTATCGGACACACCAATGATGATGGTGCAGTTAAGTACTGTCGTATGATTGAGCAGAGAGCATCAGTTGTTGTTGAATTACAGCGTGATAAGATGTCAGAAGATAAGGATGAACGCAACACAACTAAGCTTCTTGTCACAAAGAACAGGCCAGTAGGCCCGACAGGTTACGCAGGTCAGCTAAAGTTTAACACAGATAGCTTTACTTTATCAGAAAAATATGGTGACTACTAATGGATTTGTTTGGCTATGACCCACTGGTCTACGTTGTTTCCTTTGCCTACCTACTAGGTGCGGTTAATCACTACGTCATGTTGAAGGCAATATATATTATACTTGAACAGCCATACAGTTTATTCACCCTTAGGTTTAAGGCAGTCACTTGGCCTTGGGAAATTGTCACAACTCTTTGGCTAGGGATGTTGGTGAGGACTAAATGAGAATTGCAGCTATGGATATTGAAACAGATGCACTGGATGCGACTAAGATACATGTCATCTGTGCTAAGGATGTTGACACAAAGGAGAAGTATGAGTTCCTTAATGTCTGCACAATAGAAGAAGAAAGGTATAGGTTTGTTAAGTTCTGTTCAACTGTTGACCGTTTTGTTTTTCATAATGGTATTGGTTTTGATGTACGAGTTATAAATAAATTAGTACAGCCTGATCTGATTAACCCTGCACATGTGATAGATACTCTCATCATGTCACGCCTGATAGACTACGGTATACAAGGAGGACATAGCCTCAAGGCATGGGGTCAGCGTATTGGTGAGTTCAAGATAGGCTTCGATCAGTTCGAGGTGTTAACACAGGAGATGATTACCTACTGCCACCAAGATGTAGAGGTCACAAGTTTACTATACAACAGGTTTAAACAGACTATCTTTGACCCTGATTGGGCTGACTCAGTACGATGTGAGCATGACATACAGATACTATGCGAGGAGATGACAGCACATGGGTTCTACTTCGACAGGGATAGGGCTGAACATCTGCTAGATGACATTGAGTTAAGGATGTTTGTACTAACTGATAGCTTCCAAGATGACTTCCCTCCCCAATTAGAGGAGGTCAACAGACTTAAGTACCGCAAGAAGAAGGATGGTAGCGTTACCACCACTGTTGTCAGAGCTAGGGAGAAGTACCCTAAGACAGTGGTTGATTGGTCAGTCAATCCTCCTGACCTAGTTTGCTATGAATTAATACCATTCAATCCAGCCTCCCCTAAGATGCGTATCGAAAGACTTTGGGATGCAGGCTGGACACCATACGAGAAAACAAAGGGACATATTACTTATGACAGAGAGAAAAACAAAAGATCGTGGAGATAAATTTGCTAGGTACGGATGGACTCTATCTGAGGCAAACCTTCAGACACTGCCAGAGACAGCCCCTGAGGGTGGTAAACGATTAGCTGAGTGGTTGACCCTTGAAGGTAGGAGAAGCTCACTGGTTGAGTGGCTTGGACACTGTAAGGACGATCACCGTATTCATGGAAGGTTTACTCACCTTGGTGCATGGACAGGACGCATGGCACACTCAGCACCCAACCAAGCTAACGTACCATCTGAGTTTAGAGGTACACCTAGGTCAGCAGTCGAGGAAGTTAAGGCTAGGTATGATGGGCAGATGCGTGAGCTATGGGGTGTGGAGGAAGGTAACTACCTAGTGGGTACTGATGCTGAGGGCATCCAACTACGTGTACTTGCACACCTGATGAAGTCAGAGGAATATGTACACGCTATTGTGTCAGGAAAGAAAGAGGATGATACTGACATACACAACCTTAATCGTAAGGCACTAGGTATGTCACACATCACACGGGATGACGCCAAGACATTTATCTATGCCTTTCTTCTGGGGGCAGGCACAGGCAAGGTGGCACAGATACTGCGTGTCAATCAGCGTGAGGCAGCCCAAGCTGTAGAAAATTTTATGCAGTCCATTCAAGGTTTAGCTAACCTAAAGAAAAAGATTGTACCTCATGTAGCCAAGAGAGGTTGGTTCAAAGGATTAGATGGGCGTAAGGTTATCGTACCGTCAGAGCATAAGACATTGGCAGGTATGCTACAGAATGGTGAGTCTGTCATTATGAAACACGCAGCCCTTCAGTGGGTACGTCAAGCTAAGGCTGTTGGCATAGACTTTAAGCTGGTAACATGGCCCCATGATGAGTGGCAGACTGAGGTGTGTGGCACAATAGACACAGCTGAGAATTTAGGTAAGCTACAACGTCAATCAATAGTTGACACAGGTATTAAGTTTGATATGTCTTGTCCACTAGCAGGTTCAACAGACATAGGACGCAACTGGAAGGATACTCACTAACATGTTCGCATATTTTATTGCACTATCACCTGCAATTTTTGTATTGACATATAAATTTTATGTCTATATGGTAATCAGATCAACAGCTAATATAGGAGAATAACAATGGCTGACGGTAAGAAAACTAAGTACGGTGTCTTCGAAGGTTCTTTATACTACGCCCGTGTATTTGATGACAACATGGATTCATCAGACTACCATGTTAGTACTCAAGGACAATTCAATGTGATGTTTGTACCTAAGGATAGCGAAGAAGTTAACCGCATGGTAGGCATGGGTTTTCCTGAGACAGCAATGGGTAATCAAATGATTAAGCCTATTGATGCAGCTGATGGTAAGGTAGGTATGAAACTTAAGCGTCCTAACGTACACCCATCTGGTATTGATGACTTTGGTGGAGCGCCTGCTATAACTAAGGGTACTACTACATCTAAGTGGGACTTCGTTGAAGACGGTGCCTTAGGTAACGGCACTACTGCTAAGGTTAAGCTTTCTATCTATGGTGAGGGTTCAACAGCATCAGTACGATTAGAGAAGATTGGTATCCTTGACCACGTACCATACGAAGAGATGGCCTCAGCTGAGGATCGTTGGTAGTCTAAACTTAGAGGGGGGCTTCTGGCTCCCCTTACTTTCATACAAAATTCATTGGAGTTAAGTTAAATGATTGAGTTAGAGATGTGGGCCATAAAGGACACTGAGAAAAACACTCTGGTGATAACTAAGTTTGGCAGGTCTTTTTGGAAACGTAAGATGAACCCCAGAGGTGTAAATATAGTAGGATATAGCGGATACAAGAAAGATGTAGATGCTGGGTCATTAGATATGTTGAAACCTATTAGGGTTAAAGTGGTGGAGATTGCAGATGATTGAAGCAACATACCTAGACCACATGGGTACTGACTTGTCGGTAGTTAATGCAGCAAGGGTTAGCTTCAACAAGACAAGCAACTGGGAGCTTACTGATTGGCGTGACAGTGATGACTACGCTAGAAAAGAAGTACTAAGTGAGGCTGACACCAAGCTAATCAACTACCTAGCCAAGCATAAACATACCTCACCCTTTGGTCATTGCTTTGCATCCTTCCACATAAAGGCACCTGTGTTTGTAGCACGACAGCTAGTCAAGCATAAGTTTCTGCGCTGGAATGAGATCAGTCGTAGATACGTGAGCGATAAACCAGAGTTTTATAGCCCAGAGGTATGGCGTAGTAAAGCACAGGATAAGAAGCAAGGCAGTGGCCCAGCTTTAGAAGATCAAAAAGATATACACATTGATACAACACAACGTATAGTTGCCATGTTGTATGGGAGCCTGTTAGAGAAGGGTGTATGCGAAGAGCAAGCAAGAATGGTGTTGCCACAAAACACTATGACTGAGTGGTACTGGTCAGGTAGCTTAGATGCCTTCGCTGATATGTGCAATCTTAGGTGTGCAGGTGACACGCAACTAGAGACTAGGCTAGTAGCTAATG